ATGGGAATTAAGCAGGGTAGGAAGGCAAAGCGGTTCAGCCTAAAGCACCGCGAGGATCGGGACACATGGCAGTTTAGCCTGCATGAAGAATGCGGTCTACCGGCTGATGTCTGCGCCCAATGGAAAAATAAGTCCTTCCAGACCCTTCCACACGAAGTATCTTTGAAGTTCCGTGAGGTCAAGACCAGGACGGCCGCCGAACGCGTCATTGAGGCCTTGATTCTATTCCTTCGTGGCCATGAAGAGGCGCTCCCGTTGGTCCGCCGTGGAACCCGCGTCGGCGATTGGATGGAGCTCTTCACGAAGATCGAAACGAGTCCCAGGGCCACGCGCCTTATCAGTAAAAACAAGCCTTATTCGCCCGAGACTGTTATGGGGTATGAAAATATTTTCCGAATCTATCTTAAAGACGACACATTTTCCGATCTCGCCATGGAGCGCGTCACCTCTGATGATATCCTTGCCCTCCTTAAGCGGATTTCAAATATGCAGATATGCATCGGGCGGCGCGTAGATAGCAAGCTAAAGAGTACACCAAAGTCAATGCATCTTGTAGCCGGGAGTCCTCGATATGAAAAGATCTATGGTTTCATGCGCATGACATTCCGTGAGTTTCAACTCACACATAAGCATTTTTATGATCCCTTTACTGAGCTTGAGCGCCCTAAGGCTATAGTCGTTCACCCCCGGGAGGGCCTTGAGGAATCAGAAATTACGAAACTATTCTCGACGCCGGGGGTCTTTGAAACATCGATCGAACGTGCAATGGCCGCGGCTATTTTCTGGGCTGGCCTTCGACGTTCGGAATTGTTTGGCCTGATGCCAGAGGACCTCGACTGGAAGACGCCTAAAATTAATGTTGACCATGCATGGAAATGTCTCGATTGTAAGAGCCGCGTGCTGGGCGATCCTAAACATCACAAACATCGGGAAGCGCCATTCCCTGATATTCTCCAGTCCGCAATAAAAGTCATGTGGGCAGAATATGGACAGCACGAGTTCGTCTTTGCCTTTAAGGATGGCCATCAACCGAGCGCCGACTGGTATAGGATTCGTGTCTACCGATGGTTCAAGCGCGCCGGCATCGAGCTTGGCGGCCGGAAGATTACGCCCCACTCGGCCCGGCATAGCTTGGCCTCGGTCCTCGAGGCCCAGGGCGTGCCACTCCGGTATATTCAGAATCTGCTCGGGCATTCCGATCTCAAGACTACTCTCGGATATTTACATACACCACAGGGGAAAATTAATGAGATCACGGCGAAGATAAATGCCACAAAATAAGAATTCAGTGTAAGTAAATACTGGCTCACTTGCCGATTCATTACCGTCGGGCTAAGATACCGGCGGCCTAGCATCCGCCCAGCTCCTCGAGCAAATGATGCCCCTGGAGGGGCAGTGTCTGCCGAGGAACTGATAAGGCTAATGGAGCGCCATAATCTAAAAGACGCCGATGTTTCGCGGATTGTGGGGGCTACTGAAACGTCCATCCGTGGCTGGAAGGAAGGCCGCAAACATATACCGCCTGCCGTCGAGCGACTCCTCCTTATTGTCTTGGGAGAATCCAAGCCGGAGGACTATCGATAGTTAGGGCGACCGCGAGGGTACGCTCGCGGGATCTACGGATGGGCGATGACCGAGCTCGAGCTCTCTTAGTAAATAGAATCAATGAGCTTTCTGTCGTCTACGAGACGGCCACCCATTCTGGAAATCACGAGGAAGCCTGGAAGGCTCAATTGCTTCTTGCCGAGCTTCAGTCCTTACTGGCCGATCTTGAGCACGTCGTCGAGCCGCCCGGAGAATACTAGCGACATGCTGCTCGCGATCGACACCGAGAGCATCGGCCGCTCGACAATAGGCCTCATAGGCTTCGAGGGATATCTCCTCGAACTCCTCGCGGCCTAGTGTATAGCCGAGGCTCACTGTTACCAACCGAACGCTACCATCCCATGGTCCCATTAGTACATTTTCATCATAATCATTCATAATACAAGAGGTATCGTCACAAAACCGGTTTTTCACCAATAGACAATCGTCTATAACGCCGGAATATCCTCATCGCCCTCACCGTCTTCTGCCGGCTTGGGTTGATTTTTGGGAAGCGTTCGCATAGAAACGACCGTGCCCGGCTTCCGCGGAGTAGTTGACTGAGCTATTGGAGGCTTAATAGGGGTGGTTGTGGATTGGGCTTGATGTCCTGTGGGATAATTAATTGCTTGTGCGATGCGGTCGCTTCGCGCTGCATCAAGAATCGACTTTTCCCATTCCACCTCCTTCTGTCCCTTCTTTATTAAGAAACGAACAGCCGCCCCGAATTTCATCCCTGTTGATTGCATTACATCTTCAATAACCGCGTAAATCTCCGGGTCGAACTCGATAGAAGACGTAATTTTCTTTTCTGGCATGTAAACCCCCATCTAAAGCAAGTGCTTTATATTGTTAGTATCGGTGAATATATAACAAGATCAATAGTTTTTCAGCAAGAATCAGCATTTTTATACTTGACGCCTCTGTTGGATACTGCTAGGATTCAGCAATATTCAGCAAGGAGGTCGATATGCCGGAAGCAGGCATAACGAAATCGATAGCATTTGACCCTGAAATTCTAGCCTATGTCGACAAGCTCGCGGGGCAGGAATACCGCTCTAGGTCGAAAACCGTTAACTATCTTATCAGGAGAGCACTCCAAGCCGAACAGGCTGGCCAGGCTCGCGAACTCGCGGCCGCTCTTGAGGCCGCAAAATGAGCCGCGGCCCCGAAGGCATGGGCGTTCTGCCCGTTGGACTCGCTGCTCCACGCCCCGGAGAGCGCGGCTACAAGGCCGAAGCCGACAAGGCTGACGCACTTCAGATCTTTTCCTTTGAAGCACATGAGGTTCGCACAGTCGAGATTGACGGCGCGACGTGGTGGGTTGGGAAGGATGTCTGCGAAGTCCTCGGATATAAGGACACGGTCAATGCGATTAAGCAGCATTGCCGTGGGGTGGTGAAACACCACCCCATCGTCGATAGCCTTGGCCGAAACCAAGAAGTCCGCATCATCGCCGAGCCCGATCTTTTCCGTCTTATAGCAGGATCACGTCTTCCAGAAGCCAATCGCTTTGAAGCATGGATATATGAAGAGGTTCTTCCTTCTATCCGCAGAACTGGCAGCTATCACGGCTACGATATCCCGCAATCGCTTCCCGAGGCCCTTCGCCTCGCCGCGGAGGCCATCGAGGAGCGCAATCAGCTCCAGGACATGACTGACAGGCTTACGTTCCAGATTGCTGCCCTTGAGCCCAAGGCCAAAGTCTACGACCGAATCGCAAGCGCTGGTGACGATCGCCTGCTTTCGGAGATCGGGAAGGTAACCGGACTCGGGCCGCATAACATCTTCACAACGCTTTATCGCGAGCATGTGATTTTTCGTAACTCATCCGGCGAGTGGGTTCCTTATCAAACCTATGTCTATCGCGGCTACTTCCGCGTCATCGAAACTCCCTACACCGACAGAGCAGGCGAAGAGCACTTAAACCATCGCACCTACGTCACCGGCAAAGGCGAAGCCTGGATCGCTGAGAAGTTTTTTCCGAAGCCTTCAGCCGCCGCTATCGAGGCCCAGCGATGAGCGGGCAGACCATGACGATCCGCGAGATCGCAGAGCTGTGCGAGACCGACGAGCGCACGGTGCGTCGGTGGATCGATATAGCGGCATCCGGCAAAACGCCGGGAGAACCCGGCAAAATGCCGGAACTTTCTGAGCGGCTTATCCAGGCCCAGGAATCCAAAAAGCCCGCGCGCTTCGACCTCCGCGAGGTCCTGGCCATCATCAACGCAGGTGGAAAACACACCCTAGCGAACCTCCTAGCCGAGAACACCAAGGGCTCTGTGCAAAATGCATCGGAAAAATCTTCCGGTTTTCTGGACAAATTGTCCGGACCTGCTATCCGCGAGATCAAGGAAATGTACGCAGATCCCAAGTACGCTGAAGCCGCCAAACGCTTCGACTTCCTTATCGGCTATAAAATGCCCATGGGCCAGGGTATGGCCGCACTCACCGGCACGCCACCGCGCGCGCCCGCTACCCCCGTAGCGCTCCCTGCGCCCATCCCGTTGAGCCGTGAGGCTGGATTCCAGAAAATCGAACGCCTGACCAAATTAATCACCCCAGCTGCCGCCGTACCCGAGCTTTTCGGCATCACCTTCGACGATTTCGCCGCCGTCCTATCAATCCTCAATTGGAAGCCACAGCCAACCTACGCGGCGTCCGAGTTGCGGAAAATATGGACGTACTTCAATGAACTCCAGCCCCGCCGCAATCCCGAGGCCCGCGAGGGCGAGCAGTTCCGCTCCAGCGTGGACGAGGCCTCCCGATGAACGGCCAACTCGCGCTATGGGATCTCGATGAGTGGACGCCCGAGCTCAAGGCCGAGGCGATAGCGATCATGGAAGCGTGGATCGTCCGCCACGGGGGCACGCTATGAGCGACACCGCAATATCGACCATTCGCGGCGATTTGCTTTCGCTCACGACAACCGCGCGCAAAATCGGAGTCTGTTCTCGGGCCTTACGCCAATGGATATATGACCAGAAATGCCCGATCGGCTATCGCATCATCGGTGGTCAGTACAAGTTTGACTCGGCTGACATTGACGACTATCTCGCGGCGATCTACGTCCCGGCGGCGACTTATTCGACTTCATCTGTGAAGAGCGAGGCCATCGTATGACCGCCGACGAAGTCACAACTGCGCTCCTCGAGCTGCACGAGCCGAAGATCGATTTCACAGTCTCGAACTTGGACCGGTCGAACGCGCGCACGAATGGATTCTACCGGTTCGGCGCGCCGGGTCAGCACGAAATCTTCCTCTACGGGAAAAACTTCACGACCGACGACGCGCTCTTCTGGACCGCCATGCATGAGTACGCGCACCACATCATGGTCACCGAGCGCGGAGCCACGGGCACGCGGAGCCACACGAACGCCTTCTGGGCGGTGCTGCACGAGCTCGCCGGTATCGCCGAGGCCAAGGGGCTGTATACGAATCCTGCCAAGGCCGAAGGCATGGCCGCAGTCAACACAAACCTCACCGACCTAATCCGCCAGTCCGGCGAGCTCCTAAAGTCAATCGGCCGCGCCCTCATCGAGGCGCAGACCACCTGCAAGAAAGCCGGCGTCCGCTTCGAGGACTACGTGATGCGCGACCTCAAGCAGACATTGCCCTGGGCGACCATGTGCATGAAGGCCGCAGGCTACGACCTGCCCGCCGAGCTGGGCGAGGAGAATATCAAGATGGTCGCCGCGATCAAGTCAGGCGAGGAGCGCGCGGCCGTAGTGGACTCGCTTGAGGGTGAGCTCTCGCCACACCAGATCAAGGCCGCTCGCGCGGCAGTGAATAAGCCGGAGGATGTCGCCGCGCGCCTGGAACTCGAGCGTAAGCGCCTCGCTCATACCATCGCGAACCTCTCCGACCGCCTCGAGGAAGTCGAAGCCGCGCTCGAGAACGTGCGCGGTAAAGGCAGCGAAAACGCGGGGGACTGGGCATGACCGGCCCGAACTGGATTCAGGTCGCGGTTCTCCTCGCGGTCATCGCTGTAGTTATTGGCCTCGAGATACACAGCCTCATCAAGAAATATTTCGGGAAAAAGGAGGACCTATAGATGGCCCAATACGCCCCTGACGATTGCCGCTCGAAACCGCGCCCGAAACGCGCCCTGAACCTCGGCGTGACGATGAGCCCGCAGGGGCATTACATCCCGTCGACTGTATTCACCGGCGAGAACAGGCATACACGCCGCGCCAAGGGAAAGAAACCCGACGCGCCAATTACCAAGTAAATCCCCGGCCAGCGAGCCGGTGAGGAAGGAGTGAAAAGTGGAAACGAGTATCAATGTTTTGATGGTTAGGATCTCTAGCGTCGAGGACCAGGAAGCTTTCATTATCGCCCTGCGCCTCATGGTCAGGAAGTAGCCTCGCGCCTGCGCGTTCGCAGGTAGCCGCCCACGGTGACGAGCCGCGCGCGGCACGAATCCCCGGCCAGAGGGTCGGTTATTTCAAGGAGGTTATTCGGATGGTAGAGCCACAGATTTCGATCGACGGCGACGAGATCACTATCGTTGCCAAGCTCGATCCCAAGGGCGAGCCCAGTTCAACGGGAAAAACTCTCGTACTCGCGACCACGCGAGGCAATCAGAAGGTCACGACCGATGACGGCGTGATATTCGTCGGCCTCAATATCTTCAAAAAGCCCTAAGGAGGGGCACCGCAGAATGGAAAACGTAGTCACGGAATTTAAGGAGCTCGTCACCGACGGTACCGCGAAACTCTTGCAGGCGAAGATGCAGCTCGCGCAGTCCCTGGCCACCTGGGAAAACAACTTCCGCGGCCTCGCCGACCACATCATGGACAACGGCCTCGCCTTCGAAAACGAGACCGAGAAGGCTCTCGTCGCGGCGCGTAATGCCCTGCTCAAGGAAAAGACGAAGGTCGAGGCCGAGCTCCAGGCGTTCGCGAAGGAGCAGCAGGAAAAAGCCGAAGCCGCCGCGAAGGCAGCCGCGCCCGTAGCACCGCCTGTCCTAGACGCCGCAGCCCCAGAGGTCGACGAGATCGCCGCCGCCAAGGCCCCAGCTGCTCCCGAACAGCCGGCCGCCGCGCCTGAGCCCGCGCCCGAGCCGACCGAGGCCGCTGCACCCGAGCCCGCGCCCGAAGAGCCTACGCAGGAAGCCAAACAGTAAGCAAGCACGTTATTGCGCGGCTGACTCGACGTGGCCGCGCGTTTTACAAGCGCCGTTTTGCTGGTGCGACTACCGTCAGCGCAACGGGGGAAAGAGGTGGGCGGTTCGATTCCGCCACGGCGCTTTTACCAGGGCGGTTCCCGAAAGCGTACTCCGGCTAGGAGAGGGCAGCCTGCGAAGCTCGTGGTGCTCATGACACGAGTGGAGGAACCCAGAAGGCCGTCATCCCGGCCTGCCGCCCAGTTTTTAAGGAGGTCGATTCCGTGAGCGCAGCTTGGAAGCAAAAACACCCGTCCGCAGTACACGAGCAGCTTAAACGCTACCGCATGCGCGTGCGCGTCGAAGTCCTCAAGGCCTACGGCGGCAAGTGCGTGGACTGCGGAGACGAGAACCTTGACCACCTTGAGCTCGACCACGAGGCCGGAGGCGGGAACGAGCAGCGGGCGCAGATATTCGGCTACGGCCATGGCTCGCCCGGCGGCTGGAACTACTACCTCTGGCTCCGCAAGCAGGGCTTCCCGCAAGACATGGGGCTCCGCTGTCTCTGCCACGACTGCCACAACAAGAAGCATGGCAGGACAAAGAAGGACGAGGGCGAATCAGTGAAACAGGCGCCGCGGCGAGTGTATGCCGCCGTGTGCGCAGAAGAAGACGCACTGTACTGAAGGAGGATTTATGGCACAGCTCATTCAGATGCCCGTATGGGTCAAGCTCGACGAAAAGGACAAACCCGCCGACCAGCCCGACGGCGCCTTTATGCTCTCAGGGCACTTGGAGCTCCAGGGCATCACGATCTCGATCCGCTCGGGCGAGAAGCTCGGCATCGCAATCCGGCGGAACAAGAACAAGACAGATTCCAAACAGCCAGACTACTACGGCGAGATATACGCCATGACCGACCGCACGCCGCCGGTGGGAGGACAGGGATGAGCGCACCCGCCTGGGAGCTCGCCAAGGGCGGCCGCTCGATCAATATCGGACCAGGCGGCCGGGACGGCAAGATCCGTATGGAGCCGGGCCCCGACGTCCAGGAAACGCTCCGCCGCATCGTGGCCATGGCCAAGCACTGCGAAGGCTTCCCCACCGAGGTCCTAGAGTCCGGGCCATCTATATCCGAACTCGTCGCTGACTGGAAGCCCGAGCTCCCCGATCGCGAGGGTCTGTCCGTCCGCTCCGACGTGGACGATGCCGGGGCTCCCCGTGGCTAGTACTCCTGTCGGCATTTCTGCAAGTCGTGGCGCCGCGATCCTGGGCCTTTCGGAATTCCAGTCCCCGCTCGAAGTCTGGCAGCTCCTCTGCGAGGAGCGGACGCCCGGCTTCAACGCCGTGCGCGGCTATACGCTCCCCGAGCACAAGGACTCCGCGCCCCTACGGTGGGGCAAGGCGTTCGAGCCGGCGGTGATCGCACTTGCGGAGGAGGCACTAGAGAGCAGGATCGATTCGCGAGAGGCCGCTTTTTATCTCGATTTCAAAGGCCTCGAGCATGACAATCCGGCCGCCGGCCCGATCACTTGCCACATCGATGGCTGGTACAGATCGCCAGACCTTGGCGAGGCGACACCCCTCCACGAAGGTAAGACAACCTCGCTTTTCCCCTTCCGCGAGAAGTGGGGGCCAGAGGGCACGGACAAAATCCCCGTGTCGTACGCCGTCCAGACGCAGCACCAATTGGCCTGTACGGGGGCCGAGCTCGACATTGTGTCGGTCCTCGTGTTCCCGGAGACGCCGGACAAGTTCGAGGAGCTAGGCTGGCAGGTTGTCAAGAATGGGTTGGACGAGTGGTGCGTATCGCGAGATAGCATCGCCTGCCGGCCGTGCTACGACTGGGCCGACGTCTTTCGCGACATCGGCAACTTCCATCAGTACCCCGTCCCCGCAAACCGCGACGCACAGCGCGGCCTTCTGGACGCCTACCGCCATTTCTGGGACCACAACATCCTCACGGGCATCGAGCCCGAACCCCGAACGTATGACGACGTGAAGCGCCTCTTCCCCGAGCCCAAGAAAACGATCGTTTGCCCGCCCCTTATTGCGGGATGGTTCGCGGAGATGAAGGCCATCGGCGAGGAGATCGGCGAGGGCGGCAGTATGTCCAAGCGCAAGAAGCGCCTCGCACAGATCACGCTCGATTGGGCGCGCAAACAGGACGGCACGCTCGACGACGAGTCCCGCACGGCCACGATATTCCGCGACGAGGCGGGTAAGAAACTAGGGCAATTCGCAAAGCAGAAAAATGGCGTCCTCGTATTCAGGGCGTCGTAAGAAAGGAGAAACGGATATGTATGTTTACATTGAATCCGAGCCGGGATTGTGGACTGTTGGCTTTTACGATCCGACCGAAAAATGGCATCCTGAGAGTGACTACGATGATTCAGAGAAGGCCATCGAGCGCGTCCACTACCTAAACGGTGGCCGCGAATGATCAAGAACGGCCTACACAAAACCCTCGCCGAAGTCGGCAAGATCAAGACCGGCTATCGCGGCGAGAAAATCACGTCCAAGGGCGGCCACGATTTCGCACCGCCTAAGAAGCTCGACCATTTCATCGTGACGACCACCGTGCGCGGGGCTGATGGCAACTTCGTCGAGAACGGCGACCTCATGTCGCGCCTCGGGAAAGAACCGCGCGAGCTGAAAATCCGGCTCCCGTTCGACAGCATCGACAAGAACTTTTTCACGCAGTTCCAGGCCTACGAGGGCGGCCACAAGGTATGCGCGGGCGACGGCGAGTCGGCGCTCCGCAAGGGTAAGCTCTCGATCGTGGGAGAGGGCACGAGCGCAAAGCTCAAGCTTGATGGCGAGGTTCTGACCTCGATAGCCTGCGACCCCGACACCTGCCCGATCCTCAAGGCTGGCAAGTGCAAGGTCTCCGGTATCTTGTCTTGCTTCCTCCCCGAATCCGGCGACTTAGGCGGCGTGTACAAGTTTCGCACGCACAGCTGGAACGCGGTGTCCTCGATCCTTGGCGCACTTGAATTCTTCGCCAGCCAGACGGGCGGCATCCTCATGGGGATGCCCTTGAAATTGGTCATGCTCAAGAAATCCACCGAGGATCACGGCGCCGTGAACTATGCAACCGTGGTACTCGACGGCGAGGAGATCGCGGGCCTCCGGCGTCTGGCGATCGAGGAGCGCGAGTCCCGCAAATTGCTTGCCCTCGACGTGCCCAAGTTCGAGGCCGACGCCGCGAAGTCAGGCATCCTCGACGACCTCGACCCCGAGGACGAGGTCGAGGCGGAATGGTACACGGATGACGAGGAGCCCGCGCCCCGGAAAGGCACGAGCGGCGCCGACCTCGCGGCGACTCTGGCAGCCCAGGCCAAGGCCCCGCCACCCGCCGGAGAGCTCGGGCTAGAAGTCCCCGCGCAGCCGCAAGGACAGCCCCAGAGCGCGCCTGTTGCGCCGGGGAAGGCTCCGGGAGTGCCCAAGGCTCCTCGCCCCGCTCAGGCCGCGCCTGCGCTTCATCCAAGCGCTGCGCCGGCCCCACGGCCCGCAGACCAGGCCCCGAAACCGGCGCCAGCTCAGGGACAATCACAGGGCAATAACGTCGACGAGGACACGATTTTCTGATTTTCGGAAAGGAGCCCAGGAAAATGAGCGATGGGAATATTGTCCTACTTGATGACTGTATCGAGATTCTCGAAAATTCAACGATAGCTAAGAATGTTCCACACGCACATTTTTCTGGGTTCGCTCCCGGATACAGGGGCGCTGATACTGAAAACACACGCAACCCTAGGCGATACGAAGACCAGATAGACGAAAGTTTTCCGCGAAACATAAAAGCCAAAAAGATTATCTACTTCCCGAACAATGGGCGCGATGATGATTTCCTTTTTACCGACATGGCTTCTGGCCTTATTACTAATATAAAAATGCTTCTGGCGTTAAATCTATCAGTTCGAATTTATGACGCCTTATCAATCATGAAAACAATCCAAAGACCTCCAAGAATCACGGCGAAAATTAATTCACCAATATGGGTAGAAACATACACAAAGAATAAACAAGGCGAGAGCGGCGGCTATTTTGCCTTTGCAAATAATAAGTTTTATCGTGGCGCTAGGGATATGGCTTTTTTAAGAAGACAGGAAGCAAAAGATCACCTACAAGATAATAGGGCTAATTTTGCGCACCTCTCCGCCATCGAGCAGGCTGCATCCACATGGTGCGCCGAAATATCAAATGGCAGTAATAGCATTATCCTCCCGGCCTCCTACAAAGAGATAAAAGATTTATGCCTATTGAGGGATAAGTCAAACGAGGATAGACGAAAGGCAATTCTGCATTTTGTTAATGGTCATAGCAAGCATGTAGCAGATAAGGAAGTTCATGTTGACGCATATCTGCGAGGCGTTGAAACAATCGCTATTGACAACTTGCAGTTAAATCTTAGCCCTCCTCTAAAACAAATTGAAATCACAGAAAGCAAAAAGGCTGAAAATTGTTTCTCTCGCCAAGTATGGGAATGCTGGAAGCAAAAAGATGCCGTCCTCGCATGAACACAAAATCAAACAAGGAGAGCTATTCGTGAAACGCCGCGCGCATCCTGTCCTCTGTCGCTGCAAGGCTTGCGGGCATGGGCTCTCTGATCCCGAATCTGTCGCGCGCGAAATTGGGCCCGAGTGCTGGCAGAAGGGCGGCGGGAACAGGTGGCAAATGTCGCTCGAGTTCGAGGACCGCCAGTGATCGAGCGCGAGGACCTGACCCGCTATAAGCCCCGCCTACGCGACTATCTCGTCCGCAGGGGCGTCCAGATCACGACAACCGATGCCGACCGTATCGTCTGCCTATCGGGCTCGCACGCGGACTCACACCCCTCGATGGTCGTCTACGAGGAAACACTCTGGTGCGCCTCCTGCGGCTGCCGCATGGATATCTTCGAGGCCGCGCGCGTCCTCGGGGGCCTGTCCTCCTCCGCCTCCGAGTTCCCCAAGGTCATCGAGGAGGTCAAGACAACGCTGGGTGACTTCTCGGCCGCGCCTGCGCAACCTGCCCCGGCCCCTCGTCGCCAGCCCCGGAATACGACGGCCGTCTCGCTCACCCGCAAGGAAGGGCAACGGTACTACACGAAGACCGAGATCAAGCGCATGGCGTCCTTCGGCCTCGGTGGCAAAGATCCTGCCAAGGTCTTCGTCAATGGCCGCGGAGTGACCGCTCTCGAGGGGACGTGGGTCAACTGTGACCCTGATGGAAAAGTAGCATTCATCGAGGCCCGCTACCCGGCTAAGGATTTTAAGGACGGAAAAAAGAAATACCTCACGATCTGGTTCGATGGCGAGCACTTGAAGTCGGCTAACCCGCCCATCGCGCTATACAACCGGGACAAGCTCGCGGGGACGCCGGAGGCCGACGTATGTATTCATGAAGGCCCCAAGTCCATCTTCGGTCTAGGCGAGCTGCTCGGCGGCGAGGCGATACCTGGATTCATTCACTCGGGCTGGAACTCGGGCGGCAAGAAGTGGCACTTGGCCGACTGGGAGCTCCTGCGAGGGCGCCGCGTTTTCATCTACCCGGACGACGACCCCGAGGGGCGCAAGACTGCCCGCGAACTCAAAGAATATCTGGAGGCAAACTATGGTTGCACTGTCCGTATCGTTGAGCCGCTCACTGAGGCAGCGGCCCTCAAGCCGACAGGGGGGGCGGACATCGTCGAGGCTCTGCAAATACGAAGCCCGGAGGAGATGGCGGAATATATTAGAAGCGGACCAAGTCTCGGCCCCCTATCTTCCGATCTACCCCCAAATGCGACAGAGAGAACAGTGTCGTCTACTTCGCAGGATAACGGGACAACTATTCAACCACCACGCCCCCCAGCCCCACCTCTACCGACCGGGCGAGACGCCCTAACTCTTGGCGACTTTCCCTTCCGTATTTTGGGCACAGCCGACGACGGGCAGACCTATTTCATCGACCGTTCCGGCCGCCTCGCCAAGTACAAGCTCTCTACGCTGACCAAGTCCCAACTGCAAGTCCTCGCGCCCATGAGCTTCTGGTCTTCTAACTACGGCCACAAGGGCAAGGTCCAGTGGGATGACGCCACGGATGCGATCATCGAGGTCTCGGGGCCGGTCGATTTCGACCCCGAGGTCATCCGCGGCACAGGCGCCTGGCGCGAGCGTGACGGACGCCTCTGCTACAACGATGGCCGCGACATCCACGGCGAGAAGGCCGAGGCTCGCGTCTACCTCAGGCGCGCGTATCGGGATATCGGCCTCAAGGATGCCAAGGCCTCAATTGAGCTCCGGCGTGAGATGGTCGAGGCTGCCATGGCCATGAGCTTCGAGACGCAGGTCGACTGCGCCCGGCTCTTGGCCTGGGCAGCCCTAGCCAGCTTTGGCGGCGCGCTCCCCTGGCGTCCCTCCGGGCTGATCACGGGCGATTCCGAATCAGGCAAGACCACGGCCTTGAACCTGGTTGTCCGCCCCTGCGCCGCAATCGGAGACGAGGATATTTGCACGGGTGGCGAATCCTCAGGCGCGGGCGTGCGGCAGCATGACCGGTATTCGAGTCGCCCGGTCGTCATCGAGGAAGCCGACGACGACACCGAAAAAAAGCGCCGCAACCGCGACGAGATTTTCAGTATCATGCGCGAGTCCACGTCAGATGACAGCCCGAAAGCCTGGAAGGGCACGATCGACGGCCAGGGCATGAGCTTCACGATGCGCAAGATGTTCATCTTCGCGGCGATTTCGCCCATCGTGAACGCGAACGCGGATAAGAACCGCCTGTTCTTCGTAAACATGCGCAAGGCTGAGGGTGGCTCAAACGCGTGGAAGCCGATCAAGCGCCGCGTACAAGCCGCGTTCTCGGAAGCCAACTGCCGCGCGCTCCGGGCGTTCACCTGGACCCACCTCGCCGAAATCATCGAGGGCGCTGACTTCTTCTCGGCGCTCTGCGAGGAGGTCGGACGACTCTCGACACGGTATGCCTACCTCGAGGCGATCTTATTTTCCGCGTATCACATTGTATTCAAGGGTGGCCTGCCTGACGAGGCAACCGCGCGCAAATTCCTCGCGGTCGCCTACGAGCAGCAGAAGCCCGAGGCAAACACGAACGAGGCCCAGGACATGGTCGACCGGCTCCTCGACGAGGTCGTCCCCATCACTGGCGACCGCTCCAAGAGTCTGCCCCTGCGCTCAATCCTTATTGCGATCAAGACCAGAAAGATGCCCATCTTCGGCGACATGGTCGGCGAAGAGATCCTCGCCGAACTCTCGGGCACCGAGCTTGTCCGCTACAAGCAGACTGCATGGAGCTACGGCCTAGGAGTCAATCGCTCGGGCGAGCTCTGCATACAGAACAACCACCACGCAATCACGAAGATCACAGGCTACGGCAAAGGCTATTCGAAGCTCTTAAAGCGTCATCCCTCTGCGCTGCCTAAGAAGGTCCAGGGTTTCACGCCCATGGCTTCAGAGCAGTCGCGCCAATGCACCTATATCGCCAGCGTGCTCGAAACCGAGGAGGTCCCCGAGTGGGTCACAGAACAATCATAATCCTGGCCGCGCTCGCCCTTTCCGCCTGCGCATCGCATCCGCGGCCGGCGTCGCCGCGCGACCCCTGCGTCAGGTGGTCGGTCTATGACATGGCCGAGATCGTGACCGGAGCCCCAGCCCGGACGCTGCGAGGCCTCGCCCGCGCCGAGTCCGGAGAGCGAGACGACATCATCGGCGACGATGGCGAGAGCATGGGCCGCTTCCAGTGGCGCGCGAAGTACCTCTCATATTTCCGCGAGATCCTCGGCCCATTCGATCCGCGTGATCCTCAGCTATCGACGATTCGAGCGGGACAGCTATATATGCGGAATTTGCGCGAGCTAGGATCCCCGGCCCGTGCGATAGCAGCCCATAACCAAGGCCCGTCCGGCGTCCGGAAGCATGGGCCGAATCAGAAGTATATCGACCGTGTCATGGAGGCGAGCCGATGAATTATTCCCAACCAGATCGCCGGGGAGGCGCGCGCGTTGCCCATGGCGAAGACAATCGCATTCGGCCGTGCATGGTCGAGGGCCGCGAATACCCCTCGATCAGAACCGCTGCCGATGAGCTTATGGCGCTCGGCAAGGGGATCTCGTACTGGATGCTCTACCGGGCGCTGCGTAAGCACAAGCCACAGATCGGTGACGTCTCGATCGCCCTCGCAGCGGAGATCCGCGCGACGACCACACGGGAGCCCCGAGCGCATGTCCCCGGTGAGCCACTCATCTCGCAACCGATGACGGGGAGGGATGAATGAACGAGCGAGAGACCGCCGCGCGTAGGTTCGCGCGCGAATATTACAAGGCCACCGGGAAGCCGGTACGAACCTACATTGATTATGCCAAGGACGTTGTTATCGAAGACGGTTATGTCCATTGGCTCGAGGACCAGCTCTGCAAGATCCTCGATGGCCTCCACGCGGAGATCACGGCGCAAAAGGCCGCACCACGCTCCGCACTCCCCGCCGCTCGGCCGCCCATGAGGCGGTAATGGCCTACGGCCTCGATGCCCCGATCCGCTGGGGGCTCGATGACGGCGGAATCGTGCATGACAAGGAGGACAATGGTATGGACGGGAACGATACAGGCCTCGGGCCGATGACGCTCGACGAGGCTATCGAGCAGCTCCGGCGCGTGGCGAAGCGCCACGAGGGCATGAAGGGGCTCCTGCATGAGATCGCCGACACGATCGAGGCCGGCGTCGAGGAGCTGCGCGAACAGAAGATGCCGGTCATGCTGGACGAGGGACTCGGCCCCATTGTCGATTACTGCATCAACCTCGGCCAATCCTATGCACACGATCAGATCGAGCTAGCCGAGGCGCGCAGTTATATATCCGGAGCGATCCTCGATTACGCTAATGCAGTGAGTAAGGCGGACCGCGCCTCCAGCTCGCAGGAGACCGGGGAATGACCGCCCAACAGCTCGTCCTCCAGCGCAACGGAATCGAGCAGCAGCTCCGCAAGCTTGCCGAGGAATGCTCGGAGCTGGCGGTCGCCGCTCTACACTTGCTTGAGCCCGGTCGAGACGACGCGCAGGCAAACCTCCTCGAGGAATGTGCAGACGTCGAGATCATGCTCGAGCAGATGCGGCTCCATTTCGGCGACATGGCCGTTGACGCCTGGCGCACCCGCAAGCTCACTCGCCTAGAGAAAAAGCTCGGCATCAAGGACACAGACTACACCGCGGGACGGCCGGTTAAGTCGTCCGAGCCCGAGAAGCCAAGACGGCCACCCGTTGCGAAGTCAGAGCCAAACCCCGATGACAGGCTACTCTCGGTTGGCGAGGCCGCAAAACTCATAGGACTCACTGTCCACGCGATTTATCCCGCGATTCATGACGGTAGGCTTGCCTCTGAGCGCGAGGGCTGCCACCCCAAGATCCACCGATCTGCCGCTCTAGCCTATGCGAAACGGAACGCCCGCGCATGAGTCTTCGCGGATATCAGGAAGAGCTCGTCGTCAACACTCGCACGGCGACACTCGGGCGCGTGGTAAGCGAGTACCTCAAGCCCGACGGCTCGACCTTTTCGGCCTCTCGCCGCGTGCGTTCCGTCCTCGTCCAGCTCCCCACTGGCGGCGGTAAGACCGCCGTCGCCTCGGAGATCATCCGCAGCGCCTACCTCAAGGGCCGCCGCGTCTGGTTCGTCGTGCCACGGAACGAACTCGCCGACCAGGGATCAAACCACCTGACTAAGTGGGGCGTGCCCCATGGCCTCATAACCGCGGGCCGCGAGGAGTCACGCGCCTTCCGCGTCCACGTCGTCTCGAAAGATACGCTCCTCCGGCGGCTCGCGCGCATTAAGGATTGGCCAGACCTTCTTGTATTCGACGAGGCCCACATCGCCATGGACGCGCAGCTGAAAATCATCGCCGCCGCCGATGCCGACCGCTCGGAAGTCCGCGAGCGCATGGTATTCAAGGAGCTCGATCGCCAGAACCGAGCGGTCTACGAGAAGCGCACCTGCGCGCTCCCCCAGATGCTCGTCGTCGGTCAGACCGCGACGCCTGAACGCATGGATGGCCGTGGGCTCTGGTCCGGCGCGGGCGGCCCGTATGACACGATCGTCATGGGGCCGTCCATACCCTGGCTTACTGAGCGCGGGTTCCTGTCGCCGCTGCGGTATTTCGCACCGCCGATCGACGGGCTCGATAAGCTCAAGTGGAAAGCGGGCGAGGTCGACGCCGACGACCTCGAGGCCCTGCTCAAGGCCAAGAAGGTCTATGGCGACGTCGTGGACTATTACAAGCGCTACGGCGTCAACGCTGACGGCACGCGCAAGCCGTTCCTCGGCTTCTGCCGCAGTGTCCATGCGGCCGAGGAGGTCGCGAAGGCTTTCCGGGACGCGGGCTTCCGGGTAATGAGCATCGACGGGACCATGGGCATGAAGGAGCGGCGGGGCCTGATCGATGGCCTCCGCTCCGGCGCGCTCGATGGCCTCACCTCCTGCGACCTGACCACCTACGGCCTCGACGTGCCGCGCGTCGAGTATGGCTTCAGTCTGCGCCCCACGCTCTCTCGGGCGCTGTACTTTCAGATGGTCGGGCGGATCTTGCGGCCGTATATCCGAATGCGCTGCCCGGTCTGTGGGAAGGTCGCCGAGGGGTTCTATTCCGAGTGCCCTGCCTGCCATGCGAAGGGCATGATCGTCGAGTACGAAAAAAAAGAGGCGCTCTTCTTCGACCACGTGAATATGATTCTGGAACACCAGGACCAGCGCTACCCTAGCGTCCCGCTCTTCAAGGTCGACGACCTCGACTGGAACTTCAAGGGCGTCACCCGCCGCAAGCGCGCCAAGGTCGATAAGGACGCCCTGCGGCTGTGCCCACACCTGGACTACCAGTACTGCGACCGCCCGACCTGCGCCGGCTGCGATAAACGTAAGCCTGGCGAGATCGACCCCCGGCAAGAGGTCTTCAAGGTCGTGGACACCGAGCTCGAGGAGCGCAAGGGGCCGACGCACATGGCCGACCTTGAGCCCGAGGAGCGCCGCGAGGTCCAGGACCGCATCGGGCGCGCGACGGACGAGGCTCTGGCCGCGCCTGAGGGCGAAATCGCTCCCGGACCGATCGGGGAACTCTTGGCCGTGGCCGAGGAACTTGGGCACGCGCCCATGTGGGTGTACTGGCACCTGACCGAGGCGGAGAACAAGCGGCGGCACGAGACTGGGCATGGCGACCGGCTGACGGTCAACGTGCCGCTGCTGTACGAGATCGCCAGACAGAAAGGCTACCAGCGCGGCTGGGCCTGGCATAAACAGCAGGACATCAAGAAGGGAATCAAAGAGAAGGAAGGGGAGGCGGTGGTATGAAGCTCGAATTGCAGCCAGTAACTTTTGCGGAGGCATCTGAGTTTATACGTCTCTACCATCGGCATCATCATCCCACTGTTTCGCATAAATTCTCTATTGCGGTAAATGATGGTGACAAAATTGTTGGCGTAATAGTTGTTGGCCGCCCAATTGCGAGATCATTCGATAACGGCTATACGGCCGAGGTAACTAGGTGCTGTACGGACGGAACGAAGATGGCCGCCTCGATGCTCTATGCCGCCGCATGGCGAGCCGCTCGCGCGATGGGGTATCGCCGTATTGTGACCTATACCCTCGTCGAGGAGCCGGGGACTAGCTTATGCGCGGCTGGCTTCCGTGAAATAGGCAAGACGAAAGGCGGGAGTTGGAATTGCCCTAGTCGCCCACGCATAGACAAGGCGCCGACAGGGCAGAAAACGCTATGGGAAATTACCTCATGACCTCGAACCGTCCCCCGAGCCCGGTCACCATGTCGCCGAATAACCGCTGTTCCTCGGTCAGCCGCACGCCCTTGGTCTTAAATTCTTCGGCGACAAACACCGCGACGCGCAGCCCCTCGGGCGGCACGTCCTCCGGGCGGATCACAACGGAGTCAATCCCGACCAGGTCGGACCAGCCTTCCGGCGCGCCGATGAATGGCCGCGCGCGGTGTAGGATCACGTCACCCGGACCGACTGACACGACGCGCGGCCGCGATACGACGAGCGTCTCACGTGGCGACGCAACCCAACCCTGCCCCGCGTTGATACGGAACCGCCGCTGGTCCTCCGTGAGGCTCCGCAGGCGCTCCTTGATCATCTCACGTTCTTTCTCACCCATATACCCGAGGGTCTCGCGCACTGCAGCAAACGTCAACGATCCCAGCAATACATCCAACAGGCCCTTTGGCTTGGAAGATGCCTCGGGAAGTAGCGCGTGGCGGCGGTGGCTCCTGCTTGGATTCCTGGTCGTTACCTTTACCGTCGTGAAATAAAAAAGCCCCGGCTCACAACCGGGGCGGGAGGCAAGGCGGCCTGTCCAGGGGCCCCCTCTTTTTTAACTCAAGCTCGTCCCGTACTTCGTGTTGATCGCGGCGAGAGCCGTCTTATACTGGGCTTGCGTGTCCGAGAGCGCAGTCGCCGCCGCGGTCCCCGAGATGAGCTCCTCGTTATACGTCGCCGCGGCGGACGTCTTCGCTGCAGCCTGCGCGCTCTGTGCCTCGGCGAGCTTCTGGGCGTCCGTGAGGGCGGCGACCCGGGCGGTCTCGACCTGCGTGGCGATCGCGGCCTTCTGCGCGTCGGTGAGCGCAGAGGCGATGGCCGAGCCGTCGGGAACGGAGACGCCAAGCGCGGAGATGGTCGTGGAAGCCCAGACGCTGTTCGTCAGGGTCCAGTAGGTCGTTCCGCGGTAGTCGACAACGGTCGAGCCTGAGAGGAGCAGCTGCTGGTTCGCGGTGAGGGCGTCGAAGGCGGCCTTGAGGGTCGTGTAGCTTGCGTCCGTGATGGCGTCCTCGCCGGGGCCGGGCGTGAAGTACACCGCGTTCGCCTCGAAGAGCTCGTTCTTGGCTGTCACGAAGGCGGCTTCGAGGGGAACGAGCTCGTCCTCGAGCGTGGCGATTGCGGCGACCGCGGCAGTGTACTGCGCGTAGTACGTGTTGTAGCTGGCCGTGTTTCCGGCCGTCTGTGCGGCGGTCGCGAGCGCGAGGGCATTCTGAGCGGCGGTGGCCTGGGCGACGATCTTTGCCTTGACGGAGTTCACCTGGGCGAGCTCATCAAGCGCGAGGACCTGAGCTTGGATAGCCGCCCAGGTGGCGATGGCATCGATGGTGGCCTCGGAGAAGCCTTTGACGACCTCGTAGCCGTCGACCGTAGAATGTATGACTGTTTTCTGGGACATGATTCCTCCTAGTAAGCGATGCAGACTTGAGCGGCGAACGAGGCGCCGCGGGTTTCATAGTCACCACGGGGTTGACCATGAATGCCGTCGGTTAAGATAGTTAGTGCCGCCCCAAGGCAATCGGTGGCCGCGGCTGTATTTTGGGCTACAGATGATGTTGTTAGACGATAATCAGCACCAGCACTACCTCCGCTATAGGTATAACCCATGTGGTAATGCCCCTGCATCGCATCAAGCAGAACACTGCCGGGGAAGGCTCCGCCGTAATAGCCAGAACCAGCGGCCATGAAACTCTTTGTGTTGGTTCCCAATCCCCTGGGCACGAGCCCTCGGCAATCGGGCATGACCATGTAGGCGCCGGTCGTCGAACGTGTAGTGCCTCCGGCATCCGATGTCTTGTAGAAGGCAGGAGCGGTTGGATTGCTCGCATCGCCCACATAGACGGCCGCGCAGAGATCCGGATAGCTCGCGATCGTGACGATCTGGCCTGAGAGCGCCATGAGACGAGCGTTTGCAAGCTCGGTTGCGTTGAGGAACGAGAGGATGCACAGCCCTGGCTTAAGGCCTGCGTTGCGGAGAGCCGTGACGACGTCGCTTCCTGAGTAGTCGTCGGCGATCCCTGAGGGCGTTATGCCAGCGAGGTACATGATGCGTTTCTGCCAGCCCCAGAGATCATTGATAAGGTCCGCGCAGAAGGGCGTGCCGTCGACTGCGGAAGAGCCCGAGGCGTTCTTGGCGACCGTCTGCGGCCACGAGTTCGTAACGAGCGATCCGTAATTAGTCTTAAAGTCTTTCAAGGTTTGCCTCCTAGATTACGAGTATTGCACGCACATGCCAGCCCAGATCCCGAGCGGCTTATTCTGCAGGATGATGCGGTGGAGATCCTGGCGCCGTCGGGCTGGGATCGTGACGCGGGCGACCGACGCAATAGAGCCGTCACCGTTGCGGGTGACATAGCCGCCGACAAAGAAAATGAGCGGCCAATACGCGGCCACGGGCACCGTGTATTGATTCGCGTACTGCGAGTAGGTCGTATAAAACCCTGCGCACTGCACTCCCGAATTAGAGTCCGATCCGTCAAAGGCCCTGGCGCAGATATTGCCCGCGCCAGGATAGTTCGGAGCCAGGACGTAGATATCGCCGTTAACGAGGAAGTATCCGGCCCTCTGCGCCGCATAGGCCCCTGCGTTGCCTGCACATGAGCCCGATCCGTCGCCCATGGCGTGCGCGGTGAGCTGGTAGGAGGTGGTGACGATCGCGGCGGGGTCACTGGCGGGTGACCCGTTCGGAGTGACTATGAGGCCATAGCCGCCGGAGCCGAAGCCCGCGAGGTCGAGCGCCTTCTGCAGCCGCGCCGCGCTTGCGAGCTTGCCCTTCTTGTACTTGATGGCAGCGACCACAGCGCGGCGGTCGGCCTCGGTGAGGGCGGTCGAGGTTGTGATTCCATACTCGCGCTCGAGGTCGGGGAGGAGCGCGAGGGGGCATCGCAGTGGATCGCGAACATAGCGTAGGAGATCGAGGTCGGCGAGGACGGTATCGTCGTTCCCGGCGATCCCCGCAAAGAGATTGTCCGAGTCGCTGCCGCGCGCGATATTCCAGGCCGAGCCCTCAGGGAGGAGCCCGTCCCAGACTTGGCGCATGAAGCCGGGGCCGATACCGCTCACGGCCTCACCTCGCGGATCACGCCCATACGATTCCCCCGAGCTTTAGCGTTTCTGCGTTGCTGATTTGATAGACGCCGAGAAACGTACCTGCTGATATATAAAACTGAGTGTTCTGGACTGTGCCGCCATAGGCGTCGAGCACAGACTGGATCTCGCGCGAGAGAAGGGACTGCGTGAGGCTGTCGAGGCGCTCGAAGTCCGGATCGACGCCTTGGATGAAGGATGAGAAAGTGCGGAGGAATGGGTCGAGCGCGGCGTTGACGGCTGTTTGCGCGGCTGCGAGGGTGCCCGTCTTAACCGCGAGGCCGGTGATCTGCACGTAGATCGGCGTGCGGTAGATCGACTCGACCCAGAGGTTGTCGGTAGTGAAACCGAGGCTGACGCGAGGATCGCCCGTATCGGGGTCGGCGAGCTCGGCGGCACGGACGAGAGCGAGGAGCGCAGCGTCGGCGAGGCCGTCGGCGTTGTACGAGGTCGTGGCCTCGACGTAGACGGTGCGTTGGCCAGGGGTGGGCGTGCCGATGCCAGAGTCCCACGATGGCCCGGTGAACGGGTACACGCGCCGGACTCCGGCGACAGCCTCGCCCCAGACGCGATAATCAGCGGGACCGCCTCCGCCCGTCTGGGCGCGCTCGGCGTCGAGGACGCGGATGCGGTAGTCGTCGTCGGTCTCGTCGTCAATGCCGACCGTCGAGATCGCCGTCACGGTTGCAGTTACTCCGGCCCCGGCGATGGGTTGCATGATGGTGAGTGTGTCGCCGACAAGGAGGTTGCTTCCCGCCCCTGACGTGAGGCAAAGGAGCGTGAGCACGACTCCGGAGCCCGAGGCTCCGGATGGCGCGACAACGTCAGCCTGGGTTTGATACTGGAGACCTGAGACTGCGACGAACTCCGTTGCGAGAGAAATGTCCGTACCGTCTACAGCGGCGAGGCTTACGGTCCCCTGCCAGGCCGTCGCAGGCTTGCGGGGGCACCCGCACTCGATGCCGATGCGATCGAGAGCATCGCTAGCGGCATCGAGTGCGAAACAATCCTGGATCGCATCCGCGGCGAAGGCGTACAGCCCTCGGTGCGTCATGCCCTGGGTCGTCGCGATTACCGTGTTGAATGCCTCATCGGCGACGGGGGTCGTCTGGTTGATCGTGGACTCGATGCTGGCCTTATTACGGGCTACAAGGGTCGAGGCTGCGGGTATGGAATACATTTCAGCTTACTCCCTTCGCGGCCTGGCCGGCCCAGAGGAGGCCGTCCCGCGAATATGCCAGCGTGCCCACGGGCTCCTTGGTCTTGATGGCAACGGCGATGCGGTCGCTCTGCGGATTCGTGGCCTCAACCGTCACGCCGGCGAGGCTCTTGGAATGGAGCGCACGCACGCCGGAATCCTCGATGAGGGCGAGCTTGGATAGGGTGAGCGCGCCCTTTCGACAGGTCGCCTCGAAGTCGCCGCCGAGCTGCTCGTCGGTGTCGAGGAAGATATTCCCGCACCAGGCAGAATCGGTGAATAGGGCGAGCGTCGGGAGGTTTTGCAGCCCCTGGTCCATGACGGGCTGGCCGTTTTTATAGGTGATCGACGCGCCATTAGGGCCGAGCGTGATCAGAGGGTCGCCTTGGTATTTATCGCTCACGAAATCGTACCTGTGCCCGTTGCCGTCGTGGCGCCAGTCTGCGCGGCTGCCGTGCCCGCCGTAGACACGGCAATGCCTGCCGCCACTGAGACGACGGCATTAGCCTTGATGTAGTTGACGATGGCATTGCCCATGGCTTCGAAAATCTGTGCCCTGTTCGTGGAGCCCGAGAGTCCGTCGATTGCCGCCTTGATGGCGTCACCCATTGCCGCGCCATTCATTGCCATATCAAGTACCCTCCACTTTCGAGCCAAGGTGTGGCGCACCGGAGAAAATACAATTCGGAAGCCCACAGAATGGCCCAGAGGAGCCGGGCGTCACCGTGCCGTTGACGTCGAGTTCACCCCCGGTCAGCGTGATCTTCTGCGAGTTGATCGTCACCGAACCGTCTGCCGCCATCGTTACCGTCGCCTTGGCGTTGCCTGAGCCATCGCTCGAGGTAACAACGATAGAGCCGTCTTTTTTGAGGTACACCGAGCCCAGCGGCGTCGGAGGGTCTCCAGCGGCCAGGGCGTATAATTTCTTTTCGCCGGGGCTCACTGCGCTCTCGACGCCGTCCCAGACGCCGATGGTGACGAGGAGTCCGTCGAGGTCGAGTGTTACCGCACGTGCGCCCTTGAGCGGGGCGGTGTCCTCGCCGGACTGCGGAAATAGCTGAGACGTCTGGACGTCATCGGGGTCGCCGTACTGGACCTGAAGCATCAGCGCTTTCGTGGAGCCGTTCTTGACGGTCCCGAGCGCCGAGTCCTTAGTGAGCTTCGCGATGCCCCTCATGACCAAGGGTCCTTGAGGTCGTCGCCAGTGAGGGCCTCAATGGGAACGAGGGATAGCGTTGTGCGCCGGCCCTGTCCGTCGAGAACGTACTCGACTTGCTTGATATAAAAAGTATATCCGTTCGGCGTGCCCATGGTCGTGGACTTGACCGTGACCATAGTGCCCTTGCGCCAGAGGGTGCCCTGGGGGTCGTACCAATCGCGGACGGGGAACGGAAAACTCAGCGACTCCGAGTATGTGTGATTGCGCTTCCATTTCGCCGTGATCGGAATTTGTCCGGCATCGACGTCGCCGGCAGAGAAGGTCATCTGCCGGGTGCCGGGGACTACCGGGTCCTGCGCCGTAGATTTGATTTCGTCGGGGTCACCGGACTGACCCACGGCGCGGTAGAGGTTGAAAAACTTGCGGCCGTCGAAGGCGCCCTCCCACTCCGTGACCATGGTCTCGTCCTCGGCGATCGTGCCCACGGGGGCGGACTTGACGGCGCGCATAAAGACGAGATTGCCCTGCTCGTCGGTCGTCGCGAGGAGGCCACGCTGCTGCGCGAGGCGCTTTAAGAAATCGCCCTTGGTCTCGCTTCTGGTCGCCACGACGAGATCGAATGCTGGACCCTCATCGCTCGGAGCTGTGATGGAGAGACCTGATGATATTTTTTTCGCGATGGCTGACAACTTGCCCGAAAACTCATAGGGTGGGAAGAGCGTCGAATCCTCTATGTCAGCCGTGAGGCTGAAGCATTCGAGGACCTTTGAGCGTCCGTCGACCGTGTATTTGTTCTTTGGTGTATAGAGCTTGCCCGTGCCGATGAGTACGCTGCCGATGTAGATTTCCGAGGACGGGTATTTACGGGGGAGTGTGGCTTGATCGAAAGCAGAATCGTGGCCAGGTATCCAGTCGGTCTCAATGATCCACGACGATACGAGGTTGTCTACAGCATCGAGCGTGCGCATGGTGACGATGGGGACTTCCTTGCCCGCGATCGTAAAGGTCGCTTCCTCGCGCTTTTTGCCCTGGAGTTGGCGGCTCGCATACTGCGCTTGGGCCTTGGCCTGGTCGGGGTCGGTGGGGATATTGAAAACCTCGCCGGGATAGATGCGGTCGGGGTTGCCAGAACGCAGGACGTTCGCCGAGTAGATGAGTTGCCACTTGCTCGCCTGTCCATAGGCGCGCTGCGCGAGTGCGGTGAGGGTGTCGCCATACTGGACCGTGTATTGCGAGCCGGGCTTCGGGAGGCTAGCCATAGATGACTATCTCCTTGCCTGCGGGGAGTCGGAGGAGCTCGGCGCCGTGAAGGTGGTTTGAGGTGCAAAGGAACGTATAGTAATCGTCGGCATTCCCGGCATTGGCTCCGTACTCGGTGATGGCGAGCTCAAAAGTTGCGCGAGGACGGTCGAGGGTGATGCTGGTCTCGGCCTTGAGGTCGAAAATGATATCGAGAAGGTAGCGCTGGCTATAGGCGAGCATATCAAGCCAGGACTCGACGAGCGCGACGGGAACAAAGTATTGCGTGTCGACCGAGCCCGAGAAACCGGACTGCACGGAGTCGAAGGCGCCAATCAGATCGGTGGCCATCGAAATCATCGAGGAGATCGTCGAGAGCGCGGAGTCGCGAGTCGCGGGCTCGGTGGATGTGATTGCGTTCGTAGCGGCGATTAAGATGGCGCTTGCGAAAGTCTGCGTGACAAGCGCCTCGTTTTTGGACTCTGGCGAGTCATCGAGGCCGTCGAGATTATCGATAAGCCCGGCCGCTATTTTACTGCAAGTTGTGAGCTGTGAGGAGATATCCCCATGAGTTGTGAGCTGTGAGGAGATATCCCCATGAGTTGTAAGCTGCGAGGCAATATTTTCATAGGTCGCGAGCTTAGACGTGACATCACTAATAATGAGTCCGGGGACCTGGGCTAGGGCAATTATGTCACCGGCGAGAGAAAGCGGGTCCAGGATCACCGCCGCGAGTGTGGCGTCAATTTGGTCCTTGATCGCGTCGTACTGAGCATTGACGGCTTGCACTTGGTTTCGTATTGCCTGGACGCCAGACTTAACGCTCGAAACTATTGCGGATAGTTCCGAGGGCGTGCTCGTGGCTACCGTGGCGAGGCTTGACGCCGCGGCATCCTTGGCGGCTTCGGCTGCCGCACTGGCTTTCCCCGCCACGTCGCCAACAGTTGTGGTCTGTGAATCCTCGAGGGGTTCGATCCAGTTCGAGTCAACCTGCGTAACATTCCCCGACTCAGTAGGATCAATGCGAAACGTTGCCTTGATAAGCTGGAGCTTGTGCGAGCCCTCGACGGGATGGATGACCGTCCAGACCCCGCGCTCCTTGAGCTTGGTTCGGAACTCACGGGCGGTCTTATCGTGGTCCGCCCCCTCAAAAAAGAGAGTGAGGCCGTAGACATCGGACACGGTGGCGAGGTCTTGGACCCGGGTGCCGTCGGCTCCTGGGTAATCGAACTTACCCAGGCGTTTCTCGACCTCGAGAGGATCGCCTCGCCAATATGCAGAGTAGGGCGAGCCTGATGGAGAGGTGAGCGTGCACAAATCCTGGACGCGATCCTGCCAGGTGCTCATTTATTATGCCCTAGCATGTAGTTGCGCACGGGCTGGGCCGTCCTGACCTTCGTCTCAACGCCCTCCGCTTTGCTGTTATCGACATAGACCTGCGGGCCACCTATGTGGGCCTGGAGGGCGATGGCGCCTTCGTTCGGGGCACGACGAGGAGTATCCGTCGAGGATGTGGCCATGGTGGGCTTGGTAGGCGGCGAGTTTTTCTGTCCGAGAAAATCGGTGATTATAACTTTTGCCGGAGCGCTACGGCTCAGGCTATCGTTGACAGCCTCAGAGGGAGTGTTATGGCTTATGTAGTTGTTGACGACTTTTGGGGGAGCACTGCGGCTCATACTGTCGTTGATGACTTTAGTGGGAGTGCTATGGCTAATGTGGGCATTAATTGCTTCTTGCCCAGCCTCGGGGACATCTTTCTGATAGCGGCGCTTGTCCGGCGCAAGGTTGGCCTCATAGGTGCCCTTAAAGTCGAGGGCGCCTGCGCTTCCGGTGAGGGCCTTATTCATCTTGTCCTGGAAGCCCGTCACGGCATCGAGGGCGGGGCCAAGGACCTTGTTCATGCCGGGGAGCTTACCGATAACAAAGATTAGGCCACGGACGCCCTCGAGGACGAGATTTACTGGGAGGAGAAGGGCCTTGAGGATCGTCTGGCCGAGGAACATAGCGGCATTGCCGACACCGCCCATGTTCTTGGAGAGGAGGGCAAAGAGGCCCACGGCTACGGCGATGGCCGTGCAGACGAGCGCGATCGGGTTCGCATCCATAACAAGATTGAGGGCTTCCTGCGCAGTGCAAGCCCCCCCAGTGACTGCCTGGAAGGCGAACATGATCGTATTGACCAGGGCGAAAATCTTCGACGCGGCTGCGACCGCGAGCATCCCGTACTTGAGGGCGTTGAAGGCGACGACAGAGGCGAGAACCGCAGGGCCGAATGTCTTCACGACCCAGAGGACGTCATGGAGTATGGGCACGGCGACCTTCACGCCCTGCATGAATCCGGTCACGAAGCCCTTGATGTCCTGCTTAAGCAAATTTTTATTCTGGTTGATCCACTCGACGAGCTCGTCGAGGTAAGGCGTGATGGCCTCGAGGAGCGGCGTCACAGCCGAGTTCTTCAGGGACTGCATGACACCGTTGGTGTGCTTCATGGCCTCGGCGAATTTCTCCGAGGACGCAATGGCCTCGTCGTCCATGATGCCCGCGTATTTGTCCGTCTCGGCCATGAGCTGGGCGACACCTTCCTTGCCCTTGAGGAGGAGCGGTATCATGTCCTGGCCAGCTTTGCCGAATACCGCCGTAGCGATTGCCGCACGCTTCTGCGGGCTCTCGGTCTTGGCCATGGCGTCGGCTACCATCAGGAACGCCGACTGGCTATCCTTAGCGGTGCGCAGCTGCATCATGAGCTGGGGATTGATCCGCTTGAGGCCGGACTCGAGAGGGCCTTGATGGACGCGGAGCTCGCCGAGGCCCTTATTCATCTTCTGCAGGGCACCCTGCATACCCTCGACGGAGACGTCGGACATTTTCGCGGCATAGTCGAAGCGCTGGAGCGCGTCGGTAGAGACGCCGATGATCTTCGAGGTGCGAGCGAGGTTCTCGCCCTTCTCGGCCATCGCGGTGAGCTGCTCGGGAATGTCCTTGAGAAACTCGAGGCCTTTCTCGGCGCCCTTGGCCGCGAGGTTGCCAAGCGTCACGCCGCCGAGGATCTTGCTGAATAGGCCGGCCTCGTGGCTGGAGTTCTTAAACGCAGCGCCGACGGCGGACTCGAACCGGCCTGCGGATTTCTCTGCGCCGGCGAAGAAGGAAGTGAGGTTGTCCTTCACGCCGAATACTGTCGTCACCGCAAAGTCAGGCAATCCCCGCCTCCTGCTGTCGCCGCCCCATTTCCTGCCGTTCTTGCTCGGCCATAGCTTTCGCCCAGGTATGCCAGTATTTCATCCGCCTAAAGCCCATGGCCTCGATCTCGGATGGGCTCGCGCCTCGGAAGAAGAGGTCGCCCATCCACTGATCCATGCGCTCTAGGCCTGGAGAAAAACCAGCGCGAGGGTCTCGCAGACGGACAGGTCGACGCCGTGGAGGCCCTTGATTGCGTCGTCCGTGACGCCCGCGAGGCTGGCCATGAGGGCGTGCTGACGCTGGTAGTTGGCCTTGGGGTCGAAGCCGTCCATGGCGACCTTGTGCTGTCCCGAGAGCTCGCCGTAGCTGAGCTCCTTGGCCGTGCCAGTGTTGCCCTGGAGGTATTGGATTACGGAAAGCTTGCCGTCGGTGCCGATTTTGTTCTCAAGGAATCCGCGGGCGTAGTAAGACGAGAGTCGGTTGAGGCCCGACTCAACGGCCTTGCGGACGTCTTCGGACTCGAGCTCGTCGGGGTTGATCGAGTAGTACGCGATGAGTTCCTTGACCTGGGCGGCCGCGGAATCATCACTGATTTTCTTCTGTGGCTGGACCTCAGGGGCCCATTTGGACTTGGACATAGTTTGCCTCCTAGAAATCAGGGCGCCCTTCCTGGACGCCTAAAATGCTATGCGTTGACGAAGCTCTCCCATGTATCACTAGGGAACATGGACAAGGTCGCCTTCGAGTCCTGAGTGGTCCAGGTATCGAAATTGATCCAACCCGACGCCGCCTTGAACGAATCGCCGGCGGCGTTGGTATAGGACAGCGTTACGTTCACGATGCCATCGTTCAGGGCCTTGAGCGTCGCAGCCTCATCGGCATTGACGAGGAGGACGCAGGACTTCACCTCCTCGGGCTGCTTAGTCATCTTGCGAAAGTTTCCGCCCGAGGACGCCATGGCCTCGTTCTTGAATTTGCCACCGGGCCTCGAGAGGTCGGCGTCAGTGGCAACGCGATAGGTGACACCGTTGATGGCAACTTTAGTGATCGATCCGGCTAGGTCTTTGGCCATGGCTTAGTTCCCTCCAAAGAGCTTATTGAGCTCGCTATGCGCGCCGGCGAGGGCGGTTACGAGCTCGGGAGTGACGCCGGGCTCAAGGTCGACCTCGGCCGCGATGAGCCCGTCGATGTTCGCCCAGACATCCCGCAAGGCTGCTTCTATTTCTGGTCTCATTTCGCGCTCCTTAGCTCACAGCCGCAAGGCTGATGTCATACATGACGTTGGTATCGATGATGTTGCCAACGCCCGAGAGGATGATCGGGATGTTCGAGGCAAAGCCATCGCCGCCAGTTCGCGGGGTTACGCAGCCGCCAGCCTTCAGAGCCGAGATCGTGAAGTCGGCAGTGTAAATCCAGCCGTTCTTCTCCCAGCTCTTGGCGAGCGCGACATAATCCTCGATCACGCTGTCGATGTCGCGGGCGATAAGGCGAGAGGCCGAGGCCGTGACGTTCTTTGTGTTCTTCACGATGTTGTACCCGGTCCATTTCGGGCTGGCGAAATTCACCGCGATGGAGTTGAAAATGTTCTGCAGCTTCGAAATGTTCACGGCCTCACGATAGGCGTTCGAAGTCGCAGGGACGGTCGAGGGATCGTAGAACGTGACGACGTTCTGCAGATAGACCGTTGAGCCCGTGCCCGTGGTCGGACTGATTCCGTTCGATACGGCGGTATTGCGGTTAGCGTACTGATCCGTCCAGTCGTTACCCGCAAGGCCTATGATATTGCCGGGATCGACGCCGGGGAGCGCCTGGCCGAGATAGTTCTGTTCGGCAGCGTTGGCGTTGATCTTAGCGCAGACGCCGCACGCAACGGCGGCGATCTCGGACGGATGGGTGAGGCTACCTGGAACCGCGATCACGATGTTCGTCCGGTCGCTGGTGTTGGCGGCGGTCAGGGCGAGGAGGGCAGTGAGGCCTGCGCTGCCGGGCGCTACGTCGCCGGTGAAGCAGCGGAAGGGGCGGCCCACGATGCGGTCATAGTTGCCCGTGTAGCCGTTCGCAAGGCCGTTATAAGTAGAGATCGCGGCAAGCGTGGTCACGTCCTCCATGTAGCCATGGACTACGTCGGTGAACCAGAGGTTATTCTGATTCGAGCCTACGCCGAGGCCGTTGAGGTCGGTGGCGACCGTCGGGGTCCCCGCGCCCGAGGCCATGGCGACGACGGCGCAGGTGACGCCGGCGGGGAGTGCATCGCCATTCTGCGGCCAGGCGTTGACCGCAAGGCTGATGCCGTTGCCATAGAGGCCCTTCGATTTGGCGGTGCAGGTGACGACGCCGGCAGCGTTAACAGCAGTCACAGGGCAATTAGCGTCAGCGGCCAGGGCGGCGACCAGGTTGGCGCCGATGGTGGTCGGGGTGTCCGTGGTTGCCACGGAGATCGCATAGGCGACGCCCGCGACATACACGGTCAGCGTGCCCGCGGCGGTCGGTGTGCCCGCAATGGTAAACGTGCCCGTGGCAGCGGTCGTGCCGTCGGCCTCGGGGAAGGCGTAGACGGGCACCTGGTAGTTCGTCGCGGCAAATACCTGAGTGATGAGCCTGGCGAGCATGGAGCCCGCGCCATAGCGGTTGATGGCGTCCTGGGGGCTGATGATGAGCTGAGGGACTGCCAGGGTCACGCTGGCGATCTTGGCAGCCAGGGGCGAACCCATGACGAGGATCTTCCGCGCGAGGACGGTCGCGGAGGGAACAAACGTGGTGTTCTGGCCACCGGCGGCGACGCCTGCAGCGAGAGAGCTAGCGGCTATGCCCATTAAGTACCTGCCTTTACGCCCTGTTCGGCGCTATCCATGCCGGCGCCCGTTACATCGGACGTGGCGTTAATTACGGTGTCTAGCGAGTAGCCAAGGCCCTGCTCGTCAGCCGGAGTACCGGTCTCGCCGACAGGGGTTTCGACCATGCGAACCTGGAAATGAAGGAAGCCGCCGAGGGTGACGCGATCGCCTTCAGGAATGGCGTTGCCTTTCTGGGCGTCGATTACTTTGCGGTTGGCGATGATACCAAGCCCGAGTCCGAGATCGTCGTTTTGGGGCGCCATGAGGATCCCCCAGATCAACGAATAGAGGCTGTCCCAGTCGGCATCGGCCTGGTCTATGGGGTCGATGGCGGCTGCGAGGGCTGCGGCACGTGCGGCGGGGTCGGTCGTGGTATCGAGGGTGGCAAGATCGACCTGTGCGGCAGACGAGACTAAAAGCTCGATGCGATACGTCGCGTCGTGGATATGGCCGCCATCAATGGAATTCACGGTGTCGGGGAATTCGCCGTGCTCATACTCGACGACGACCAGGCGCTTATCGGTGCCCGCGATGAGGTCGACATCGAGGCGCTGGGGCCCTGAATGCATGACCTGAAAGAGGCCGCCCGCGTTCGCCCGGAGTAAGGCGACGATCGCGTTTTTGACGATGGTGAACTGCATCACGAGGATGCCACCTGCTCAGCATCACTTGGATAGAGGCTGATATAGCCGATAGAGCGGCCGCTTTCGTTGGCGCGGCCAAGCGTGACGAGGAACGTGGAATAAGGCGCGCCGACAGTGGAATCCTTGGGGATTGAGACCTTCCAACGCTCCCCGGCGGCAGGAACACGCGCCAGACTTGAGCGGCGCAACGTGACTACAGTCTCGTAGACGATGACGGGATCACCAGATTTATTGACGGTCTCCTTGCGCTGATCGTAGAGGACGCGGGCAAGCAGGGGCAGAGTGGTGTTGTTTGCGTTTGTATCATAGACCACGCCGTTCGGGTCCGTTAGTGAGACGGGTACGCCGAATTCGCCCTCAATGCAGTCCGCGAGGTCGCTCTCGATCTGCGCTCGGAGACCATAGTCCATTTTTAACTACCCGATCCGGACGCGGCGGGAGCTGTAGCCGGTTTGGTTGTGCTCTTCGCTTGAGCGGCGGCGGCATCGACGATGGCCTGGAGATCGGAGCCCTGCATAGCCACAGCCTGATCTTGGGTTACGTTGCCCGAGGCGACGGCTGCGGCTACCTTGGCATTCCAGGCCTTAACGACGTCATAGACGCCGTGGGTTTTCAGAGCATCATCGGGACAATCGGCACCGGCACGATAGACGATGCCCGTGCTTAGGTGGACTTCAAAGCCAGAGGGGAGGATCACTTGGCGCCCCCTGCAGCTCCGATGCCGCCCTGACCAAGCGCGGGCGCGCCCTCGGCGGGGTCGAGCTCGAGCTTACCATCGGGGTTCTCTCCGGGATGGGCAGCGAGCCATGCAGCGCGGGCCCTGGCCTCGGCGCCCTCGCTGAACTTCTCGCCGGCCTGGGCGATCGCGGCGCCTGTGGCGGCCTCGCTTGCGGGGCGCTCGGGAACGGCGGTGAGGCCGTCTTGTACCTCAGACTTCTCGATGATGGGGCGGCCCTTCTCGTCGAGCTCCGCTTGGCCGTTGATATCGGTCTTCGGGATCGTGATGACGGAGACGGTCTCGCCGTCGACATCCTTCACTTTCTCGATGTGACCGTCGGCGATCATGAGGAGGATGTGGTTATCCGCGAAGGAATGCTCGCGGACAATTTTCCCCTGCTTGTGCCGGATGATAGAACCATCGGGCTTCTTCTCTTCGACTTGGCCGAGCAGAACTCGGAACGGGATCATAGCAGCCTCCTTGTGGCTTTAGCGGTCTTGATATTCACAGCGGCCCTGGGCTATCCAAATCCGCAACTGTCGCTGGTCGTGGCGCAGTTCCCGGACCTCATCTCCGGGTTCGTAGATCGTGTCCCGGCCCTCCTTGAGGCAGCCGGGACCGATCCAAACCAATTTCTTGGTCATGGTCACCCTCTGGCTTAGGCAAGCGTCTGCAGGACGCCGAAGCCGTCGGTCTGCGTCGGCTGGAAAATCGGCGCGTGCTGGAGTCGCAGGGTCTCGACCTTGCCCGAGGGATCGCGGAGGAGCTGGGCGTAGATGGTCTCGGGGATCACGACGCCGTCGCCTGCGAGCACACCCTGGGGGAGGTAGGGCGTATTCGGGTTGAAGCCGAGGCGCTCCATGAAGTACTGGATATCCGCAACGGTGGGGCTGAAGGCCTCGGGCGGACCGAAGAACCTGTCCGCGCGGGCCTGGGTGCTGTAGAGCACGCAGCTGTTGTCGGTGAGGTACTTGGTGTAGGCGCCGGCCGCATTCTGGTAGAAGTGCGGGTACGTGAAGATCGTGATGTCGTAGCCGCGCGGGGTGCGCAGCTTCGCGTAGGGGATCGCGCCGCCCGCGATGAGCTTCGCGTACTTCGGGTCGGGCTGGAAGTTCGGGCCGAAGTAGGTCAGGTCATAGAACAGCTTGTTGGCGTAGACCGTGGTGAGCTGGCTGTTGCCGAGCAAGGCCCCGAGGGCCTTGCCGCCCATGAGCGCAGTGTCGACGCGGACCTTGCCGTTCTGGAGGATGGCCTCGCAGAGGTTATCGATGTCCGTGAGTGGGGTGCCAGCGCCAGACCAGAGGGTGCCCACGGTGACGTTGTTGCCGGAGTTTCGCCTCCAGTCGTATACGTCCGTGGTGTTCTGGAGGTTTACGACGGGCTGCTTGCCCGTGAGGATCGATTGACTGGCGAGGTACTCGTCAAGGCGGATGATGCGGCGGACGCCCTCCTCATAGCCACGGCCCATGAGGGTCTTGTAGCGATCGACACGCTGGCGCCCCTCGAAAGGGGACTCGCCGGGGACCCGGTTCAGGGTCTGGTCGGCGGTTACGCTCGCGTACTCCTCCACGAGGGGGTATTTCCTCGAGAAATAGGATGCGATGGCCTGCGATAGGTCCGAGTGCGGCTGTGTCGCGCCGGGGCTGCCAAGTGGCCGGGCGTTGGTGCCGCGCGGGACGAGCGTCGCCGTGCGGAGGTTGCCTCGGGTGATCTCGCCATCGAAGGCGTTCTGGTCCGGGGAGAACGTGGTAACGCTGCCGTTCTCGGGATGTCCGAACATGGACATGAAGACGGTGGGCTCGGCGATGTATTTCTTTTCGTCGAACCAGGGAACGACGCTCCTGGTATAAAAATCCAGTACGACAGGGGTGCTCATGCTTAATTCTCCGATCCGTCGATCGCGACGGTCTGGTCGAAGAAGATGTTCCTCTCGGCGAGGGCATCATCGATTCTCTTAGGGAGGCCAGTGGCCATGGTGATAACCGAGGCCGCGCTGATCGTGGCGAGTGCGCCGGTGGGGCCTTTGCCGAAGACCACAAGGCTGGCGTCGACGAGGGCGTCGGCCACAAGAATGGGGACGTTGGCTACGTCGCCCGCAGCGAGGGTCGCGGCGGGGATGTCGTCGCCCATGTAGATGCCCTGCGGGACCTGGCTGCCATCGGTGTTGGTCAGCGTGGTGTTCGTGATCGGGGTCCACTTGCTGGATGCGGCGATCTTGCCCATCAGGGTGTACTGCGAGAGCGGCACCGTGCGGGTGGCCTCGGTGATGATGGTCTCGGCCTCGAGATACTTACCGCCCGAGGATAGGACAAGGGGGCGGGAGCTGTTGACACCGGAGTTTTGGCTGCTCATACGTTAGGCCCCTCTCTTGGCGACTGCGGCTTCGTAAGCCTTGGCGAGCGCGGGATCTTTATAGATCGCCGCCATGGTGGGCGCATCGAGGGCCTGGAGCTGGGCGAAGTTCATCGCCTCCAGGGCCTTGGCGTCGATGGCGGAGCCGCCCTGGCCTTGACCTGGGGTCTCCTGGTTCTGCTGCTCGCGCTGGCCCTGCTCGCCCTTGGTCTGCTCGGCGATCATGTCGGCCATCGCGACGAGGTTGTCGAAGCTCTCGAAGCTGATCTTCCCTTCGAGGACTTCGACGGCCTTGCTCTGGAGTGCCGTGATCTTCTTGTAGGCATCCCCTGCCATGATCTTCGCGACCCTGGCGGCGTTAGCCTGCGCCTGCTTGATACCCTCGGCCTTCGCCGTGGCGAGGCGCTGGTCGAATACCGCGCGTGCGTCGGGGTTCTGCGCGAGGAACTCGTCGAAATTCATTTCGACCTCCTGAGATTTACCCGCGGACGCGGGGGATTGACGGGACTGGATGGGGGCTTGATGCTGCCCCTGATATGGACTAGGGGCCACGATGGGCCCGGTTATCGGTGCGGGAGAAATGAGGCGGTCAATCATCTTGACCGTGAGTGCGGAAGCCTGGAGGGGGTCGGGGTCCTGTGCCACAAGCATCGAGCCGCGACCGTAGTTCTGGGCGACGGTGTCCATGGTGACGTGGCGGCCCTGGGCGATCTGGCTAAACATTACGCGCTCTTGGGCGTCGACGAGTTCCTGGAGCATGTCGCGGCCTTCGGCAGTGGAAATGTCGGGGTTCTTTTTGGGCGCGTTGGCCGAGCGGATTGTCACCGAGCGATAGCCCGAGGCTTTCTCGGCGGCGGAGTCATCGACGGCGGCTATCATGACGCCGCACGAGCCCGTCATACAGGCAGGGGACGTGGCGACAATCTCGTCGCACGCACTCGAAATGGTATAGGCGGCGCTCGCCATCATGCCGTGGTTGATTGCGATCGAGGGCTTGGCGAGCTGGTCGACACGCTGCCAGACGTCACCCATGCCCAGGATGTCACCACCGGGGCTGTTGACATCGAGGGCGACGGACTTGACGGCGGGATCGGCGTCGGCTTTATCGAGAGCCTTGATAATGGACTGATACGAGGTGCCCTGCATGCCGAAGAGGCGAGCGATCGGAGAAGGCCCGCGCATGGAAAGCTCGCCCGTTATGGCGATATGAGCGACATCACCGTCTACTGAATAGACGCTGTCGGTGTCCTCCTCATCGTCGTCGTCATATCCGTTCGGGAACATCTGCGCGGCGAGTTTGATCTCGACCTCGGTCGCATTAGCGATCGTCTCGAGGGACCGCTTGAGATAGGTCGGCTCACACGCATACAGCTGTTCGCGCATGGGCTGATAATTCCGAAGTCAAGAGCAAACGTCAAAAAATGTTTTGTATTTTTCTGGATTTGGGAGAAGGAGCCCCTCTTGCGGTTCGACCCGCTAGCTCCGCGCAATAGATGTGGCATAGCGTGGCGAGGGGTGAGTGTTATTTCCAGATTTTTAGAACTTGACCGAGCTTGTCGACTCCAAGGGCAACAAAACCAATGCCAAAGCTGACACCAAGGCCCTTCCAGACGCCAAGCTGCAATTCGAGGCCCTTGGCATCGACCTGAGCCTCTCCGATCTTACTATCGGTCTTTTCCGCTGCCGTTGTTCCCTGTACTATCTGTGCTGAAATAACTTCGGAGGAACTTATCGCAGACGTTATAGCGGTCGAGGTTTGACTGAGCGCATTCGAGGCTGCTTGCGAGTTCTGTGCTGCGCTGTCGGTCGTTTGCTTCTCGTTCTGCAATAATGTTTCGGAGCTGACTTGCGTCTGCGATTGCTCTTGCTGTTGCCCGATCTGCTGCTGTAGCCCCTGCCCGAGCGCGACCCAGGTCGTCCAAAACTCGAGCGGTAGACTCTCGGGAGAGGTGGAGGGCGACGAGGGTGTCGCTATTGCTGGCTCGGGCTGCGGCGAGGTCGTGCTCGAGCTTGACTCCTGCGTTGTGGGTGACTGCGAGGACTGTGCCCAGAGTGAGAGAGGCCCCAAAAACAAGACCAAGAAGAACAAGACGAATCGTTTTCCACACATCAGAGCTCCTTTATGCGCCAGCGGGGGGCGATGGCGGCCCGCTATATCGATCGTTGAAGCCGTCAGCAACGGCGGAGGCAGTCATGAGAGTGACGCCGAAGCCTGCGAGCGCGGATACTCCTGTCCAGTCAGGCTTACCCTTGATGACGGCGGCATAAAATGCATAGGCAACCGCGCAGAGGATAAGAAAAACTCCGGTAATCATCTTCGGCTCGGGCCGCCCCTTGGCGTCGGTGAATGATCCGCGAAGCCATTCTCTCAGCTTCAATCGTTGGCCTCCTCGATGAGTTCGCAGGGAATAAGGTCGCCGCTCTTCATGCCGGCGTCGGCGCAGAGCTTATTGATCGCCACAAGGTTGGCATCGTCTTGGTGAACGATGCAGCCGGCAGACCAGGCTACACGGGTATCGACGCCGGTATGGTCTTTGCGGTCGTGCATGAGCCAGCGGGAGGGATTAGTCGGAGTCGTTGAATCCTTGGGTGTCGGTTTCCCTTGAGCATCGAGATCCGCCACGATGTAGTCGCCGTGCTTTGTGGTTGCGCCGATGACGCCAAAGGGCTGACATTTGAAGGAGCGTGGATCCACGCCATAACGAAGGCTGAACTTTCCCGGAGCTATTGTGTCGTAGAAATGAACTCCCGGATCCAGGCCTTCGAGGTTGGCAACAGTCTGAACAGCGCATGTAAGCGTGAGATTGTCTGCATCATCATAGACCTCGAGGGTATCCAGGGCATTGTTATTGTCATTATTGTGCCAGTCGAAGCCCTGAGAGGGATCACGCTGGTATTGCAAGCTCGCAAGCTTTCGGATTATTCGAATGTGCATGGTTACACCTTTGGATAAACAATGAGCTGCGCCGTAATGGCGAGCTCGGACGTGGCCGCAGCCAGGCCGATGGCCTGGAAGCGAATGTCGGCCATGGCATCAATTAGCGGTTCTAGGGCGAAAATAATCTCGGAGCCACCCGAGTTCGAACTATCGCCGGTAAGCTCTACAGTTTCCATGAGGCCTGTGACCATGTTGCGTATGCCAAGGTAGAACTTGGCATACTTGACCGTGGCCGAGGCGTCGACGCAGTTGGCGAATACAAGCTTCAGCTGCGCGCGATACCCTGCGGGGACAGTGTAAAATCCGTGGTGGCTAATGTTGTGCGTCGCGCTGATGTAGCCATAAATGAGGGATGCTGTGACGGGAATACCCGTGGTATAGGTGTTCGTCGAGTCGCAGATGGAGATGTTCCCCACGTTCTGGCCGTTCGCTCCAACGGTGAGAACGAATGAATTCTGAACGCGCCAGCAGTCGGTGATGTTCGCGGCCCAGGCGGCGCCGTCGCGGATGGCTGCGATTGTGACGGCGTTCGTGCCGTTGAGAGCATACTGGGCGTAGTGCTCGGCGCCGGAGACGTCGAGGTAGTTGACCTGGATGGTGCGGGCACCGGTGCCTGCGGCTGCATCGGCTGCATTGTCGGAGACTACTGCGAGGATAGGAATCGCGACGGTCGGGAGGTTACGGACGATGGCGACGGTGGAATTGTAGGCCTTCGCGGGCCAGACGTCTCCGATGGCAGTACCGTCGTTGACGACGCGGCCCCAGAGGGTTAACTGGCGCCGGGCCTTCGCGCCGTAGCCACGCATGAGCTCGGAGTCGGGGTGCTGCTCGTTGAGGTAGCTATCGTCATGATCCGCGAGGGCGAAATCGGTCAAGAGGGACATCTAAGGCCTCCTATTTTACAAACCGCGAAATGATTTCGACCACAACGAGGCCGAGCGCGGAAAATGCGGCGATATTGGCAGTGCGCGAGCCCTTGAGCTTGTCTTCAGCTTTATTACCCGCCGACTGTGAAGCTACCGCTACACGGAGGTTCGCGATCTGCTCTGCCTGGGCATCTTGCTTGCCTTCCATGCGATCAAGGCGGTCAATAATCTGGCTTATGTCGTCGGAGCTCATTTGTTTGGGCCTCCTGGGGCTGATTTTGCGGGGGGCTGCGCAGGCACGCCCGGATCTAGCGAGGCGCCGTTCGCGCCTTTCGAGGGGTCGATTTCCGTATTGACGGGCGAGCCGACGCCCGTGGTCGACCACGCGGCCATCCCAACGTCGCGCAGCTGGTCCATCTGCGTCTTGAGCTTTTGGCGGTTCGCGCGGCCTGAAGAGCCGTTGAAGTTGTATGCCACGTCGTCGAGGGTCTCGGCGCCCATCTCTACATAGAGCTGGTCAGCCTTGGCTGTCGCGTTCGGGTCAATGTTTGGCATCGGGCTGCCGATGAGGCGGTGGCAGAGCCACGCGGCACGGAGGCGGGGATCCTGCCAGCCCGGGCAGGAGACACGGCCCGCGGCGATCTCTCCGGAGAGCCACATCTCATACGTCGGCGTGATGAGGTCATCGTCGAGGCGCTGCCGTTTCATACAAGCGACGCGCCAGAATAGGACGAGGCAGGCACGGGACGCGCTGTAGTTGTTCGAGAATTTCATGAGGAGCACTTCGAGCGGCATGCCCTTCATGGCGCAGAGGTAGGAGAGGAAATTGTCGACGAACTCAGAATACCCTATCGAGGGAGCCGTGTTGACGAAGGGAACGATCTCTTCACCGCTATCCAGGTTCGCGAGGAATAGCGAGCCTGGGACGGTGAGCGACGCCTCCATGATCGGGGTTACGTTCAGGGTCGGAGGAATTATGGTTGCTGAATCAGCCTGGTTGACGCCTCCAACGCCAGGGGCGCCCGCGACTACCGGAGCCTGGCCGACGCCCTGATGGGCGAACTGCTCAAGGGGATCGCTTGACGGTGCGTTCGGGCTTGGCTTATTAAAGCCCCAGAGCTGGGACTGGTTGATCGCTTTCTTGATCTGGCTCGATTTAAAATCGGTGAGGTTTTCGAACTCTTGGATTGCCTCGCCGATCGAGGAATACCCTCGCCCCTGGCCCGCATACTCCGCCTCATAAGAGTGGAGCATCATGAGGCGCCCACTCTTCTCGCCGATGTGGGGGACGACTACTTCAGTGAACTCGTATTTCCCTGGGTCGGTCTGAACCCAGACGTGATAGGCTTTCTCTGAGCCGTCGGGGTTGCGGTCGATACCGTCGGGCATTGTGCCAAGGAGGGCGGTCGCGATCCAGGCATCGCCGCGGATCTGGTTCGGGTCGATGATTTCGAACTGCAGCGGGTTCAAGAGGTTCGAGTTTTGCGAATAGTAATATCGAAGGAATTGGTCATTGTCGCGTTCGGCGTATTTACAAAGTAGGTGCTGGGCCTGATAGAAATTGTACTGCTGGGCGCGATGCTGCTTTTTCGATGCGCAGTAAAGGTCGAAGGCAGCACCGACCATGCGGGACCACTCCTCAAGCTTATCCTGCGGAATACCGAGGATATCGGCGTTCGGCTCGGGCTCGAGGCGCAGGCCAGAATCGACAACGGTATCCGCGAAGCGATTGACCATCGTCTTGGCTTCGGGGCTGTCATGATACACACCCCGGGCCTGCTGACGCATGGACCAATTGTTAATGACCGTGGCGCCAAACGGCCCCGACAGGCCTCCTGGCCACTTAGCACCACTCGCGCGCGACCAGCCCAGGCCCTGGCCATAGCCGAAGAACTCAGCGGTCAGGCGCTGCTCGGCCATGCGGCCCTGGTTGTAGCCCTGGCGGACTGCGCGCTGGGCAATGGCCGGCAGAGCCTTCGAAATAACCAACTCGGTGGTCTCGGCGATCGTCTGCTTGCGCAGGGTCTCAACGGCAAGCGCAGCCTTGCGCGTGGTTTGTATGGTGATCGGCAGCGTCATACCTTGCGCCTCAAGCTCAGGTTCGTAGCGCCACGGCCATACAGCTTCCGCCAGTAAAACTCAATCTTGTTTTCGCAGAGTTGGATATAATCGGTGAGTTCCTTCAGGGATCGGCGCTTGACTTTCTGGCTGCCATCGCCTGCCCGGAAGTCATACTCCTCGACTGAGGAGGATCCTAGGCCCGCGAGTTGCTTCTCGGCATCATCTAGTCGGCTTTGCCACACGGTGATGAGCGCGAGATAGCGCTGCTGTGTGTTGTAGGGGAGGCTATTAAATTGCAGCCCGGGCGTTGCGCCTGTGTTTGGGTCACCCGCATAGCTATCCGACATGAGCCGAGGATGCCGAGATCAAGAGCAAACGTCAAAAAACTCTTTGACGTTTGCTCTCGGAAATCTTAGGTTGTGCTTTGATGCGCCTCAGGCGCGGCCGATCCGGGGTTCGTCTCCTTACCCGGGTCGGTCTTCTTTTTGGGTGCGATGCGTTTTGCAATCTCAGTAAGGGCGAACTTTGAATCGATCACCGATCGGGCGCGCTCGGCGGTTGATCCGTTCTTGATTGCCCAGCGGCGCAGGATCTCTATTGTCCCGTCTAGGTATACGTCTGCCGCGCAGGTCGCATAGACACGGCAGTCGAGCGCCTCGTTTCGGCGACCATGGCTCTCGAAACTTCCATCGGTGAGTTGCTCCTCGGCGCCGAGCATGTCGAAATAATGCGGCTCGTAATCGCGAGGGAAATCGCAGAATCCTGCACGCTGCGGGCCGACGGCTTCGCGTTTCACGCGGTTCAGGTTCGAGTATAGGATCCGCTTATAATGCCGGGTATTGATCTCGTAGATACCACGCGGGCCGCCGATGTCGGCATGCCGATACCATATCTCTTTGGGGCCTTCGTTTTCTGCGCGGGCGCGGTGGGGATCGGCCTTGAGGGCGGCGAGGCCCTTGATTGCGAAGGTATTGTTGATACGCTCGGCGAAGCGGTAGACCGTGTCCGAATGCGAGCCTGAGCCGGAGTCGATGAAGAAAAGTTGTACAGTGAGTCCGAGGCCGTCCGAGAGGCGCGGGTAGGTCATGCCACCGCCGATGATGTACTGATACAATTTCTCGAATGCGCCCGAGAACGGGTCGCTCACGTCTCCCTCGAAGCGCAGGTAGTCGATTGACCAGGTCTTGTATGATGAGCCCGTACCGAGGATCTCGAGCTCGATGCGCGGCGGGTTAGTCGGGTCTTTGAATTTCGTCGGGTCGTTTGGATCCATGCCCGAGCCGTCCTGGACATCGCCGCCGGCGGTGAGGTAGAGCACGTCGTCGGGGACGGTGCCGCGGGCATAGTCTCCTTTGAGGCCAAGGAGCACTTCGAGCTTGGGGCGGACGCCGGTCTCGGCATAGGGCAGCCCCAAGTACAGGTTCGCAAATGACCTCATCCCGTCGGGGCCGACCTTGATTGCGGACTGATACTCCTCGTACAGCTCGGTCCAGGACATCATACCCACGGGGCTGTACAAAGCCGAGAGGTGATACGATCGCAGGGTCGGAGCGCTCGACTTCTTCGTCGGCCGCCAGTGGCCGCGGGCGAGCATGTCGCCCTTCATGTAGTTCAGGATCTTGCCGCCGTGCGGCTGCGCCCGGCACTCAGGATTCTTGCAGACGTAGTATGCCTGGACGAGCGCGCCGCCTTCGATCTGAGCTTTGAGTCCCCATTCGGTTGTCTCGTTGCCGAACTCGAGCTCTTGCATCTCGCCGCAGTGCGGGCAGGGAACGTAATACTTCCGGCAGTCGCCGAGCTCATAACTCGGCCAGATGTTCGAGGCCTCGATAGTTGTCGGCGATGAGAAGTCGAATATTTTTTTACGAGGCCCCCAGCTGATCGTGTGGCCTTCGTTGACCTTGAGCCAGTTACCCTCGCCTGTGGTCGTCAGGGTCGGAACGCCGTCGATCTCATCGCGAATCAATATCCTTTTGTCGCCGGCGCGCTTCGCCTGCATGGAGCGGGCGCTGATGATATCGAGGGCGCCCCCGATGTACTCCTTCGTAAACGTCCTGTCGCCCTTAGGGCCGTTTTTTGGGTTCTCGCTCGAGCTCGTGATCTTATCGCGCATGCCCAGGGAGTCGATGAGCGGCGGGATCTTCCGCGTCGCCCAGTCCAGGGCTAGGTCCTCGGTCGCGGTGACGTATTCGATCTCGGTGGGGTTCGCGTCCATCCAGTAGCCGACGACGTTCTCCGACATGGTCGTGGCGCCCACCTTGCGGGATTTCATCAGGACGACGTGCTGCACGGGACTGTACGGGCTGAGGTCGTCCATGATGTCGACGAAGTACGGGGTGCGGGCGTTATCCCAGGGGCCGGGGAACGGAGTGTTGTCGGGGAGGATGCGGCGGCCCTGGATCCAATCGCTGATCCGTGGCGGGGGAGGGGTCGTCGGGGCCGCGGCGACGCAGTCCCGGAAAAATGTGGTGTCGGACGCGGTCACGGCGTTTCCCCAGCCTGAATAACAGTAAGCCCCATCGCTTGGTAAAAACAGACAAGCGATGGCAGATCAACACTTCCCTCTCGCGGGGCAGCCTCGATTTTTATTTCGCCTGCATATCCCGTTGCTCGGATTGCGTATATCGAATACCGAAGGAAGTCTCGAGCATGCCCTTGTCTGCGATATTCAGGCTCAACGTAGAGACCATAAATAATTGGATTTTCACCGAGGGCATAATAGCAATATCCATGTTTTGTATGGATAAAGTTCTCCTCCGAGGAGAGATCACAGATCGTATCGGACGCGGTCATGCGGGTGGCTCGAGGGGGAGCTCGGGCTCGTCGGGGATCTCCGCCCCCGGCAGCGTGCCGGCGCCGGCGGCGTCCAGGTAATCGATAAGCCGGCGCTGGATCATACCTAGGGCGCGGTAGACTTCGGCGTCGATGGCCTGGATGGCGCGGAGGGTGAGAGCCGGGTCGGTATTGCCGAAGAGGGCGGCGAGGTCGGGGCCGAGCTTGGAACTCAAGGGGCGCAGAATCGATGTATGGACGGAGTAGACGCGGCCGAAGACGCGTTTCACGTCCTCGCGCGGGAGGTACTTGCCCCGTGCGACGTTGTTGTCGATGCGGGCCTTGATGATCTGCTCGCGGACTTTGGCGCGGTCGAGGTCGCCCTTCTCGAGGTAGTCGAGGCCGGCGCCGAGCTCGTCATCATCTTCATCGTCGGAATCAGCCGGCGGCGCAACGGGTGCCGCGGCTGCTGCGGACTTCCGTGTTTTTTTTGGCGGCGGCGACGACGGAGCGGGGGGCTGGGCCTCGTTTACCCCTAGATTTTCCGCCGGCGCGACGACGGTGCCGTGGGCTGTCGCGCGCTGAGAGGAGGCGTGGGCGATGTAGTCGAGTATCCGGGGATCGGTTTCATTGAAGCCCTGCTTGCCCTCGGGTGAGACGACACGAGGCAGTAGCCCCTTCTTCACCTGGTAGGTGATCGCCTGCTTCTTGACGCCGGCGCGGCGGGCTAGCTCCCCTGCGGAAATCAT